TGCCGCCTACTGCCGACGAGATCGAGGCCAAGGGCCTTGGTGTGTCTGTCGAAGAGTTGGAAGAGCTTAAGGCGATGCCTGACTACGACGAGATTGTGCTTGCCATGCACCTCGACGACATGGGCCACTCGGTCGTGGAAGGTCGTCAGATCATTGACCGTCTCAGACAGAACGCGCGAGATCTTTCCAAGATGCGGGCGACATATTCGTTTGGAGCGGGATACATCAACAAGCAGAGCGAGTCTTTGATGTCAGCCCATGCCAAGCTCAAGACGCTTGACCCTGAAAGTGAGGACTACTACGCGACCTGGGATATCCTTGGCGAGGTGCTGTCTTCTATTTGGGAAATGGGCGAGGCCGTTCGGGGCGTGGGTCAAGGCTGGGGCAATCTAGGTCTTGCGATGCAGAAGCGTGGGGCAAACCCCGCGACCACGGCAGACCCTGCCATGTCCGCAATGAACTACGCGGGCAAGCGGCGATCCGAGAAGATGGCCGAACTGCGTAAGCATATTGCCCAGGCCAAGACGGACCCCGAGTCCCGCAAGGTTCTACAAAACCTAGACCAAGAACTTGAGCGTGCAAAAAAGCACGGTCTTCCGACGCACCGCTTTGTCGAGTTGGTGATTGACGAGATGGAGAACCAGCCGTTTGGCATCAAAAACGTGACTAGCTGGTTCGTCTCTAACATCATTTCAGGGACAGAGACGTTCATGACAGCCATGATGTCTCCAGCCATTCTCGCCCCGCTGCGATATGTGCAGGATTCGTTCAGTACAATTGCGCGGGCCACGGACCCTGTTCGGCAGCTTAGAACAGAAGAGATGGTTGAAGAGGTTTTGCGTGGTGTCGAGAAGGAAACTCGACGGATGCAACTTACCTATAGAAACGCCATCAGTCTAGCAAGGGGAGCGTTTGCCAGCATCGGCATGGACAAGAGCGACCCCGAATATAAGGGGCTCGACCGCATTGCTCACAGCCTAGGACTAAGCGCACGCTTCGGCATGCAGACAGACTGGGAGCGGTTCATCAGCCGACGTGTGGGCGACAGTACCATGGCTTCTGCACTCATGGGGCTGGAAGCTGCAATCCGGCCCGGCATCAAACTGCCGCAGATGGCTGACATGCTTTGGCAGAACTCGGTGTGGAAGTCCACAGTTCAGACTGAGTTTTACTTCAAGTACCGTGATCAGGGTCTGGACCACGCAGTTGCAGCTGAAAAGGCTACACAACTAGCGCACCAGCAGATGTCGGGACTGAACATGCTGTCGGACCACTTCTCTGGACAGGCCGTGATCGACCGTGCTACGCGCACCGACGAGGGCCGCAAGAACGTCATCCAGTCAGTGCGGCAGGAAGCCGAGCGGACCCGCCAGAACCGCGAGTTCCTGACTGAAACCTATGCCAAAGGCATCCGCAACGCCCAGAACATCACGCTGAACCGACAGATGTCGGAACTGGAGCGCGAGACCGCTGCGGAGTTGCCGTCAAAGTTCGCGGGCCTCATCACAGGCGCTGCTGATCTTGTCAATAAGCACCCTGCCCTGCGGTTCTTCGCCCCGTTCACCACTGTGCCCACCAACTCCGTGGCTCTCGGAGTCGATGTTGGCGTGGGTGGTACGCTGGACAGCGTCACCGAGTCAGTCGGGCGAAGCTGGAGACGGTTGAGCGGTGCTATCAACCTTCCCGGCTCCCCAACAAACCTCAAAGTGCGGCGAGCGTTGTCGGAGTCCCTTGGGGAAGACACCTTTGTCGAGGGTAGGCTGGGCCGCATTCTCGACGAGGAGTCGGGCAAGCTGGATTACCAACGCCAGCTAGAGCGCCTGTACCCGAAGTTCGAGGATATGGATGCGGCTGGACGGCAGGCGGCGCTGAAGGATGTTGAGGCCCGAGTAGCCAAGCAGAAGGGTAACGTGTGGCTTGCTTCGCTGACTACCGCGTCGGTGTTGGCCCTGATCTCCGACACCATCCTCGACCCGTCCGACCTGCCTCGGATTACAGGTGGTGGCCCTGCCGATAACAAGATGCGAGGCACGCTGTCTGTGCGTGGTTGGCAGAACTACTCGATCCGCATTGGCGATAAGTATTACAGCTACCTGCGGGCAGAGCCGTTCTCTCAGTGGCTAGGCATGGCAGCGGATCTGGCTCAGGTGTCATCTTACTATCAGATGTCTAACACTGATCCGGGCATCGACCATGACATCGAGACTGCGGCCACTGTGCTTCAGGCGATGTTCACCCGGCAGATCACCGACCGCTCGTTCCTGCAAGGCATGCGCGACTTCTTCGACATCATGGGTGGAGACTCTAAAGCTACGAGCAACTGGCTGTTCAAGGTGGCCCGTGGTGTGGCAGTCCCGGCCCACATTCGTCAGGTTGCTACGGCACAATCGCCGGAGTATCGCGAGGCACAGTCGCTGCTGGAAGAATTGCAGACCTCGATTCCCGGCAGTTGGGGCCGCGAATCCGTTTCGGACAGGCGGCGCAACTTGCTGGGCGAGCCCACGAAGAAGGATTACATTGCTGAAAACCCTTGGGTTGATGCCTTGCTCCCGACTCGCGTCACCGACATTAAGGATGACGTAGTTGCCAAGGCCATCTCGGCTGTCCCCTATACATGGCGCAGCGCCCCTAGGTACTACGACAACGTGTTCCTGCTCGACCGTAACCTCCGCATGGAGGGAGGGAATACCCTATACGACGAATGGCAAGAGCGATTCAGCACCATGAGCATTCGTGGCAAAACGCTGCGGCAGGCTCTCCGCGTGCTGGTGCAGGATGAGGAGTACCTGAAGTATGACCCGATGCCCCTGGGTCGGGAGAAGAGCTATCGGGCTCGCTTGATCCAGAACGTCATCTCTAAATATCGCAAAGCCGCGATGAACTCGATCAGGAAGGAGCACAGCTACATTGACAATGCTTTCCGCAATGCAAGGAAAGCTCAGATGTACCAACGCTCGCCTGAAAGTCCGACCCTCTTTGATTGATATGGATAACGAACAACTCGAACAGCTGATGTATCAGCAGATCCTTTCGATTCTCCGCAAAGAGGACATCACCGCAGCTGAGGCAGAAGTCTGCCGCAAGTACCTTAACGACGCCGCCAGCCGGAAAGGTGTTCTCGGAGGATTCAGTTCCCCTGACAATGCCAAAACCACTAACTGGGACGGCATTGCTTTCGATGACGTTCGGCTAACGGTAGATGATGGATAAAAATGAGATCATCCACATCGCGGAGGGCCTGATCTCCTCAGGCATCCTTACACTTCTCATACGGTGGATGCTCCGCAGGAAGCGTAAGGGCTACACCCACATCATCACCGTTCAAAGCGACGACGGGACGATCATAGAATACGCCACAGATGAGACTGGTGCGTATGACGCTGACCGGGCACTTGAGATCATCGACAAACTGCGTGAGCTTGAGGAGTCCGACGAGGACATAGCCCACATCCAGTACCAGATGATCCGCGATGAACGAATTGATGGCGACCCTGGCGGTGCTTAGGCACCACTTCCCCCTCGACAACGTCGCTCTGCAAGTAACCGATATCGGTGAAAGCGTACAGGGAGAATACGACTATGAGGAAAACAGCGAGCAGCATGTCATACGAATTTCTAATCGCATCCCGCCAGCGGCCCGTGATGAAGTTCTTTGTCATGAGTATGCCCACGCATTGTGCAGCAACTACAACGGGCCTAATCCCGATGCAGTCTGGGGTATCGCGTACTCCGGCCTCTTCACTCTAATCTTTGGGGACCACTGATGGAACAGCTAATCAACCATCTTCCTGAGGGGCACCCCTACCGACGCTTCTCCAACTTTGCTCGCGTGGTGTGGAAGCACCTGCAACTGCCCCAACCGACCGACATCCAGCGTGAGTTCTGCGACTACCTACAGTTCGGTCCAGACCAGTCACAGATCCAGGCGTTTCGAGGGGCCGGGAAGACCTACATCACAGCGGCATACGTCTGCTGGCGTCTGTACCTGAACCCTGAGGAGATCGTGCTGATCATCAGTGCAGCTAAGGACACGGCGGACCAGATCTGCCGCTTCATCCGCCGCCTGATCTCGGAGATTCCCGAGCTACACCACCTTGAGCCAGACGTGTCCCGAGGCGATCAGGACTCATCCGTGTCGTTCCAAGTGGGCTGCGCGACTGTCAAGAAGTCTCCGACCGTCACGTCCAAGGGCATCACCTCCCAGCTTACGGGTAGCCGCAGTTCCCTGATCATTCTGGACGACTGCGAGGTCCCCAACAACAGCGCCAGCCCCGCCATGCGGGAGAATCTCGTCGAGCGGCTGGAGGAGATGTCGGCTATTCTGTTGCCGCCCTCCGAGCAACTGAAGATCTACCCCCAGATCAAGGTGCTAGGGACTCCGCAGTCCACTCACACCATCTACCAGATCCTTGAGCAGCGCGGCTTTGAGACTCGGATCTGGCCGATCATGAAGCCTACTGAGGAGATGGAGGGGCGCTATGGCTTCAACCCCTCAGGCACCGCCCGCCTAGCTGATTCAGTCCGTAAGGCCGACGTGACGCCCGGCACCCCGCTGGAGCCCACACGCTTCACAGGCGAGAACATTGCCGAGCGCCAGCTGAAGTACAGTAAGGCATCGTTCGACCGCCAGTTCATGCTGTCTACGGACCTGAGCGATGACGCCCGGTTCCCGCTCAAGCTCCGTGATGCCATGTTCACCGAGTTCCCGAAGCACAAGGCGCGGGAGATCTACGTCCATGGCAACCGCAACGAGCACAGAATCCACCGAGATCACCCTGGTCTGCCGGGCGATGGCTTCTTCCGGCCTGCCATGGAGGATGGCCTGCTGGTCCCCTTCGACACTACCATCCTGGCAGTGGACCCCAGCGGTCGTGGCAAGGACGAGACGGGCATCTGTGTCGCCAGCACCCTCAGTGGCTACATCTTCGTCCACTCTGTGCGAGGGCTTCAGGGCGGCTACAGCGAGCCTGCCCTCCTGTCCATCGCCCGAGAGGCCGCGAAGTACAGTGTGGACACCGTCCTAGTCGAGAGCAACTTCGGTGATGGTGCCGTCACGGAGCTTCTGAAGCCCATCCTGCGCCGCAACCACGGGTGCTCGCTGGAGGAGGTGCGGAATTCCACGATGAAGGAGGCCCGCATGCTGGAGGCCCTGTCCCCGCCCAACGAGAACCACAAGCTGATCTTCCACACCCGGGTGATTGATCAGGACCAGCAGGTCAGCGAGGCCGACGCCGCCGAGAAGAAGCGGTTCCGCCAGCTGTTCTGGCAGTTTACACACCTCGAACACCTGAAGGGCTGTCTGGTCCACGATGACCGGATTGATGCCCTGAGCATGGCGGTCGAGTACCTGACCGAAGCCCTCAACCGGGACGCACACATGGCAAAAAAGCAGCGTGAAGACGAAGAGCTAGAGATGTTCTTGAGAGAGTGGGACAGCAAGGCGTTGAAAGGCGACGACTCCGTGTTCTGGGAAACTGAAATCGGTTCCAAGTCCGGGCTCATGGGCTGACCTCGGCAGGGGGTGATGATCTAAAGAAGCCCCGGCGCTCTAGCAACGTCGGGGCTTCTACTACATCAATGCCCATGAAGCGATAGCCAACGCATCCGCAAGGCCAGAGTGCGGTGTTCTGCACCTTGGGGGGATTAGTGATACGTTAGGGTAGCGCTCCATGCACCACTTGACAGTCTCTTTCTTTTCTTTCTTAAAACCCATCTCCTTCTTCCACTTCTGGGGAGTCACAAGGTCGTATGGGATACTGAGTGCCTGAAGGCACGCCAGCACGCCCGTGTAAGCTCCACCAAAGGTGAACATCGAGGACACGCCCTGGCCCGGCATGGCCGAGACACGCTCAACCACAGCCCGGTCTGGGCGATACATCTCCACTATGGACGCGAACGTGTGGAAGTCAACCTTGTGTCCATGGATTTTCTTCTCCTCGTCCGTCCTATACGTTGGCATTACATAGAGACCAGCGGCCTTACCCCCATCAAGGAAGGCAAGGCCACCGGAAATGCCAGGATCGACGCCGAGCACAATCACTGCGGATTAAGGGTAAACCCTTCGGGGTGCTCAAACGGCCCTGTAGTCGCCTGTACTGCACGCTGGACCGGGGGAGGCTTCGGGGTCCCAGCAGCCTCTAGAAGGCACTGAGCAAGCTCACGGGCCGTCTCAAGGCTAATGTGCTGGTTGGGTGCCTTAGCCACCTTGATGGAGATCTGATCTTCAGCCTCACGGGCCACCTTCATGGTGAATCCGCCATCATCCCTCAACGTGAAGTGCTTCTGGATCATTTCTTCTTCTTCTTCATCTTGGCTTTGACGGCTGCGGGCATCTTTGCCGCACCCTTCTTGCCAACCATGGGCTTCTTGGAAGCCTTCTTCTTACCGTACATAGAATCTCCTAGAGAGTAGAAACCGAGCAAAACACTACCATTTTGTGCGATTAGCCCAGTACGCCGCAGACATCTTGCCTTTGGCGATGTTCTTGGCATGTCGCGCCTTGAATGCTTTGTTTCGCTTTGATCCGTCCGGTGATCCCTTTACGCCTTTCTGGCCGAAGCGGATAAGCTTGACCGTACTGCCTTCTTTTGCAAGAACCGCGTGGCTCTTCTTAGGATGGTTAGGAGTGGCCTTCGGCTTGTTGTAGCCCGAGAACTTCTCCCCTCGATACTCGACCATTACAGCCTCCGTAGTGAGACAATCTCGCAGGTATCAACGTCGATAACCGCTTCTTGCCCAGTGGTGTTGATGTCAAAGAACACAGACTCCTGCTTCGAGGAGCCGTCGATTGAGGGCCGCATGATCTGCAGCTCAACGCCCACGCCCACGCAGTTCTGGATCACCACCTGACCCGACGTAGCCCCATTGAACTGCCCGTACTTGTCCCGGTCGATGCGGATGTAGGCTTGCCTATGATCCCTGCCGATGAAGACGGAGTCCTTGAGCACCACCTTACCCACAGACCGCAGGTCCACGATAGGTCTGTCCCCGTCCGTGTAGTCGAACAGGCAGTTGTTGATCGTCACAGAGTCCATCATGGGACCCAGACGCCCGTCCAGAGGCTCATTGCCCTGGCTAGGGGTCACGACGATAGCGCCAGTGCTGCGCCGCCCATCGTATCGCTCCTCTTCCCAGTCGCATACAAAGACGCTATCTGAAACTAGCAGCGTCCCGGGCATCTCAGATGTGCCTGGATTGAAGTAGGTGAGGTTGAACGAGGGCCTCGTACCCTTGTAGGCGTTGTCCACAAAGTGGCAACCCACCACGCCATGGCGAGGCGGGTGAGCATACGGCATGTTGTCTGCATCATACTGCTGGTATGCCAAGGGCCTGTGTGCCCACTGAGCCCCCTGGCTCCCGCACCGCAGGAATGTGCAGTCCTTCAAGAACGTGGAACTGCTGTTCGAGACGTACAGGCCGTGCTCCTGCGAGATGTCCGTGAAGTCACAGTCCACGAACTGGCGGTACGGGGCGTTGTACTCCCGCGTGCCCCACTTCAGCGCCCAATGCTCCCCAGTGACCGCGATGTTGTCCCACTTGTAGAACCCCTCACGTCGGACTAGCTGCTTCCTGTGGAGGTTGCTAGACCACTGGTTATTCTCCCCCGGGAAGCTGCTGAGATCCCGCCATGTGGTGTTGGGGCCGTAGCTCGTAATGTCGCCCAGCGCCCCCGTGTCGTCTCGGTCCCGCCGTGAGCCCCGCAGAGGCCGCATAAGCCCCTTGTTCTGTGCTGCGGTGCTGCGGCGGTGGTCGAAAGCGTTGAACGTCATAGAATCTCCTGAATGGCTTGCAGCAGGATGGCGTCATCGTCGTTGGACGGCTCCCACTTCTCGAACATGTTACGAATGGCATCAAGGGCCTCCCAGGCCGTCTGATACCTCTCCACCAAGACGCCTCGGCGGCTTACCCGCCAATGGTCTTCGTGCCTCTGGAGGACATACTGATGCCCCTCATCTCCGAACTCAATCCGATACAGGCTTGTCTGTTCCTTGGTCATCTTGGGGTGCTGAGTCTAGCAGCGTAGACAGGTCCCTGATGATGCTCTCCAGCATCTGGTCAACCTGCTTCTCCGTGTACTTGGTCGTCTCGTCTGCCTGAGTCGGCTGGCTGTCGTTTTCCATACTTGATTCCGCTGGGGGTAAGTTCGTAGCCGGGCAAACCGCTTATCGGCACCCGAGGCACTTCATCCATCATCTTCCCCGCGTTCCTGGCCTCGTCGATCCGCCTCTGCCACTCCAAGATGACGTGCTCAGGGGGCGTTACGGGCCGAGAAGGGATGCGATTGAATCCGTCCATGACCTCAGCTTACCATACTGCCCCCGTGTCCTAATCCGAGATCTCCGGAAAATCTCAATCTCCCGCATCCGGGGTAAAGGCTACAGATATACCAGACGACACTAGGGAACGAGAGCTACCTCGGACGGCCTGTGGCTTGCTGAGTGATGCTTGTGGGGAGTGCCCACCTCATGTTAGTCCGGCGGATCCGGCCTTGAGACAAACGATTAATACTAGGGAAGCGAGGCTACCTCTATCTGACCTTTAAGAAGAAACACTTCGTGTTTTTCTTAGGCTGCTGATGAGTGATGAAAGAACGTATTAAGAAATACCTTCTAGATGCTATCTTTGTTTTTGCTATCCTGTATACTTTTCTCCATTCTGATTTCCCTTTCTCTTGATCATGGCTAAGAAAAAAGCTTCTCGCCGTAAGATTAGCAATAAGACTGTTTCTAAGTCTTATGATGCTCGTACTGCCGCCACAATTAAAACCATTCGGTCGCTGGAAAAAGAGCAGAAGTCTAAGCCGAACGACCCCCGCGTTAAGGCCAAGCTTGCAGCCGCCAAGAAACGGTTTGACCGCAACACTAGCGGCCACGCTTCTTACGCTCGACGCCAAGCCACCAAGTCTAAGAAGAAGTGATGGCTAAGAA